GTCTACAGTTACAATTGTCAAAACCCTAAAGAGTCAGCCAACCGGCAAGCATGTTCCTATAGTCGAGGAAACGTACGCACCGGGATTTGGCACATGGTTAGTTTTAACTAGCCAGCTTGTTTTATCAACATGCCACTATTTAGTCCAACACTTTTGGTGGTGTGTATTATCCGCCCTCGGACGGAATGCGTGGTACCATGTTCCTCATGCCGCCGCGCAAATGTCAGCAATGCTCGCCATTGTGTTGGCCACATTCCAGCCACTCCCCGGCCTTTTATTTGAAGATTGGGTTGTAGCGGCTGTTGCAGCGTGGCCTCTCATAATGGCTGCAGCGGCTTACATTTGCGCCGCGGAGGGGTTCGTACGGGCCGTGCGTTCTCGTCTGATTTTGAGACGCGAGAGGCTAGCCGCTGAAGCTTCCTTAAGACACTACGTTGCACCTCCACACGGAGATGACTTTACTACCACTAGGCGTATCACCGTTGAGCATAACGACCATGGATCATGGTTGGTTATCCACGGAGATAATGGACAAGTGGTACGACAATTCATAACTCCCGACATGCGAGAGGAAATCGCAGGAACATCTAGGAAGGAGATGGCTATTGCCCGCTCCAGGCCAATGCCGCTGGATGTAGAACCGGATGACTTCTTCACTTTTAGAAATATTTTTGAGGACGGTTCTATGTCCCCCGTATTGGCGTGCGGCTCAAGGATCAGCGTTAAGGACGGAGGAGCAGATTTAATGATCACGGCCTTCCACGTTTGGAAAGCCCTAATTGAGAGAGGCCTGCCGGCTCATATCGTAAAACGAGTACCGGGAACAAACCCAGTGGAATATAAAACCATTGAGGTTAATTCCAAGTGGAAAATTTACGCTATGAGTCGTGAGCTAGACTTTGTAATCGTTAGGGTGTCAAATGAGGTGTGGTCGCGTTTAGGCGTTAGTCCGATCAAGGTTGGCGTAGCACACACAGCAGCGCCTGTTAGATCGGTTGGATACATGGGTAAAGACTTAGTACAAACATATGGAATAGTCCGGACCTTTGTTAAATGCCCGTTAGGTTTGCTCCACACTTGCACTACAATACCTTCCTTCAGTGGGACAATTATCCGCAAGGGTAATGTTGCAGTGGGGCTGCATGTTCAATCGGCCCCTCCATCTGTTGGATCGTTCAACATAGCGATAGCTCTTGGGCTTTTGACTCGGACACCTGAGTCTGAAGAGTCAGAGAAGAAGTTGTGGCAAGCGGAAATCGAACAGGTCGCACGCGACTGGGATAGAAAGTACGATGCCATGATAGAATTCGAGCACCAAGCCTATAGGGCCATGAGTAAAGGCTCCAAATACTTTTTGGAGGAGGTAGAAATGGAGCCTCTCGATGGCAAGTCATGGGGAGATTACATGGATGACCTGGAGGAGGATGTAGTGCATCCCTGGGAGATGGAAGATATGGACTACGGCCACACAGCTTTGCGTGGTCATTACGAGAGCGCCATACCCCTCACGCCAGTACCACGACCAGTGCGTCCCCCTGCTAAAATCAGTAAGCAGCCGGAGGACCCAGTCGTGAGGAAAGAAGAGGAGGTTAAATTGGAAACACGTACAACGCGGCAACGAAAGAAACCGCGGAAACGGACCAAGGCAGCGGGTAGTAAGACCACAGAGCCAGTGGCTGTAGCAACCCCCCAGGAGCCAACAAGTGTGAAGGTTGGCACCACCACCCGTTCCCTGTCGGGAAACGAGAGATCGGCAAAGAAGAAGACAGTCCCGTCTTTGCCGATGAACACACCAGGGACTGCCTCGAGCTCCTTATCGACCTCGGGGAGTACACGTGGGCTGAGCGGCCTATCGCAGAAGGTTCAGGCTTGCAGCGTTACCAAGCCGGCCGTTCAGGCGTCCGCATCGGTGGCGGCAAAAGGGTGCAAACCCCGCCAGTCGTCACCAAAGCTTGCGAGTACTTCCCGGAGTTGAAGGAGTGGTCGTGGCCAGATCGAACACCTGAAGCTGAAAAGGCTTCGTTCGAATTTCAAGCCAACAGATTTATCCGCGGCCGGATCCCTACTTCGCAAGAGTTAGAGGTCTTGATGCAGCGCGTGGTTAAAGCATACCCTAGAGCTAGACCATTAGAATGGAACGACGATTCCATTTTGATGGATCTTATTCGGGATGTTATGAACAGCGCCGTCAACGCAAGGTCTAGTCCCGGATTGCCGTTGGCTTCTCTAGCCACGACGAATGCTAAGCTTTTCACAGAACATCGCAGCCTCGTCTTGAACTGTGTTAAACAAAGGCTCCAACTTTTAGCAGATGCTAGTCCTTCGGAACTCAAACGAATGTCAGCGGTAGATCTGGTTAGAGGCGGATATTGCGACCCTATTAGGGTCTTCATCAAAAACGAGCCCCATGGTGTTGAGAAAGTGCGACAAAAGCGTTTACGCTTAATAAGTTCTATCTCCATTGTGGATCAAATTATTGAGAGAATTTTGCATACTCGTCAGAACCAGGTCGAAATTGACAATTGGAAGACAATTCCGTCGAAACCTGGTGGATCGATGAATAACGATGATGACGTTAAATCTTTCGCAAGAGAGGTGTTTTCCCAGGAAAATCTCGTCGATATTGATATATCAGGCTTTGACTGGTCTGTGCAAGGGTGGGAGCTGGAGTTTGACATAGACTGTAGAATCAGATTGGCTATTGACCCTAGTGAACAATGGGTTAATGCAACTCGCTGTCGTTGCGTATGTCTTAGCATGGGTGTGTTCGCGTTTTCCGATGGAGTGATGGTAGCACAAGCAGAGAAGGCCGTGCAGAAGTCGGGTTCATACCTGACCGCCTCCGGCAACTCTCGCATTAAAGTTGCTTTAGGCTATTACGTTGGTGCAAACTACGTGGTGGCCTATGGCGATGATGCTGTTGAGAGTTATGTTGCTGGAGCCCCAGAAATTTATGCAGACCTCGGTCACAGAGTGAAGGAGTATAATAAGTGTCAAGGAGACCAAATAACCTTTTGCAGTTCGATTATTCGACGCGATGGTTCTTGGGAGCCAGGTACTTGGAGCAAGACTCTATTTCGTCTATTGTGTCAGCGGGAGGTCCCGTATGAGTTATGGGTCCAGTTCAACTACACTTTGCGTCACTGCCCTCATTTAGGCCGGATCAGGGAGTTCTTGAGCGCTGAGGGGGGGGTCCTCGGCGATAAAATAAATGGGTGGAAACAGGAAGAAGAAGGGTACCCCAGCTACGGCTGGGAAGACTAAACGAGGAAAAGGCAAACGGCGAAACCCACTTGGTGGGGTCGCCGGCATGATAGTCCCAGCTGTCTCTAAAGAGGCTGGGAAGCTCTTAAAGGAGGTGCTTCCATCTCTCCTCGCTTTTCCAACAAGTGGGGCGTCAGCCATGGCGTCCCCTAACCTCGCTCTAGGAGGTTACGGCTCGAGCATGGCCCTTAGTGCTCCCGCCGCAAATGGCACGTACGTTAAGCATGCTAAAGCGAAGATGCGCTCTACCAAGAGCGGCATGAATATCAGGCACCGGGAATATGTTCAGGACATAGTCTTCGGCGAACCTGGAGAGTATGTTAATGTGGTGGCAGCTCCCATAAATCCCGGAAATCGGGAATTATTTCCATGGTTGGCGGGCATTGCCGGTAGATTCGAAACATATCGGTTCAACACTTTGAGGTTCATTTATGAACCACAGTGTGGGACCGATAACGAAGGAACCGTGATGCTGGCTGTCGACTTTGATGCAGTAGACCTGCCACCCGTAGATAAACTCCAACTCATGACGTATGATGGAGCTATACGTTCACCGCCGTGGTTCGCTGGTGTATATGAGTGTGCCTCTTATAACCTTCACAAGTATAAGGAGTACTTTATAACCAACAGCCTAACCACGCCAACAAGTACAGACGAAAAGACCTACTTCGTCGGTAATATCTTTGTGGCAACACAGAGCCAATCCGCCAGCTTTACGGCTGGTGAGTTGTACGTTGAGTACGACATCACTTTAATGACACCTCAGCTTTCGTCAATAGCATACGTTGACGGTTTGTACGTCGAGGGTGTTCGAAACACCAGCGGCGTTTATTCCGAAACGTTGCGGGCTGGAGAGCTGGATGTAATGTTTGAAGGAGAGGATTTGGCGAACAACACGTTCGTAATACCGACACCAGGAGGGTGGAACGTAACAGTAACTTTAACAACCACGGACGGAACCTCGCTTACTACTGCGGTTTCGACAGAGATTCCGCCAGCAGGGTTCACCGTAGCCTCTCTGTATCCGGTTGAGTTCATCGAGGGACAAACAGATTTCTCGTTCTATTCGGGCATGGTCATGAATTTGACAGGCCCAACGTGGTTCAAGATTCTGTCGAGCATAGACTCACCTAACAATACTCTAATAACATTGTCGGTTTTACCGATCGACACGAGTATCTTGCGAGCGTTAGGACCTCTCGGTGATCCGGTAATCAACCCCAGGCCCGGTAGACTTGCCTCGTTCCTGCGTAAACGGGAATTGATGGCTAAGCCCTGCTATAGTAAGCACCTGCTACTTGGAAGCAGTACATCCGATAAGGATGCAAAATGTAAGACGTTGTCGTCGACCATTTCCAAGGCCAAGACTTGCCCACGCAACTTGGTGGTCCCCTTAAAATCAACCGTGACGAAGTTAACCTAGGGGGTAGTTAAGTACTAATGTAAAATTTGGCTCACAACCAGTACTAATTAGTTGAAAGCACGAGATTAAGCAGCGGAGTAAAGATGCTTGGTAGTGCTGTGGATGCAACACAGTGCACGTCCGTAACTGTTCTCCGTCTGGGGTTGATCAACCTCAACAACCACA